TCCAAAAAGGATGTGTATGAACCTCATCCATTCTATGAATCTTTATATGGGTACACCGGATTTGAGGGTGCATATGATGATGGAAATTCGCCGCTTGAATGGTATTCTGGCAGTATAGCTGATGAGCCGGGTTCCCAGGTTATAAACCCTTACAACAGTACTTGGCAGCTGGCAAGTGATGATTCTGTCAAAATAGTAATCAGATCTATGATTTTAAAAGATTTTTGTAAAAAGGGCAGCTAATCCAACTATACATATTATTGCATAACTAGTGCATTACAAAGGTATATTTTAAACTTGAGGTCGTAAATGGCGCTGTTAAAAAGTTCACAACTTATGTACGCTGATGATTTTATGAAAGATCTCGGCGATGAAGATGAGGTAATTCTATACGAAGACAAACCAGAAGAGGATGATGTAGTTGAAATGCATTCTCCTGATGAGAAGTCTTCTCTTGAAATATCATTCAATTTACCTCCATTGCCCGGCTCCGATGCTGACATGCCGCTCGAAGTTTCTACCGATGATGATATTGAAGTAGAAGAAGGCGGAAAGAAAGACAAGAACGATCTTAAAGAAAAAGAAGAGATAGAAGTTCAAGATCCGTGGAATCCTATGAAGACGCACGGACCAGATCGTATCTTTGAATGGTATCAAGATCGTATTAGCAACATACCAAGGCACAGCGGTCGCGAGATTTCCGGTATAGAAAGAGTCATTGCATATTTACAAAGAATGGACAGAGAAATGTCCAAAGTAATTGCAAATGATTATGATGGAAAAGTTGACATCCAAGCTTTCGAAAATGCTCGTAGAGAACTTCAAAATGGCATAGATCGATTGGAAAAGGCTTTAGACACGCTTAAAAAGTCAACAAGCAAAGCTGCTGTTTTTCAAAACGAACTTATTAAAGAGGGACAAAAATCTACTCATGTAGGTGGCATTATCGTCACGGTTCCAATATTTATTTCCAGACTAGCTCGTATTTGCATCAACGGAATGGTATCAGCTGGGCATGATATTGAAGATTTGTACGGCAGATTGGTGAAGAAGTATGCTCTCAACGAACGTGAGCAAGCAGAACTTATGCAACTATTATTTGATATGGGCTTCCCACTTAGAAGAGACCGAGGGTTTAATACAAACGAACTCATTGATCAGACCTCTTCCGATAATATGGATTGGGCAGCTAACTATCCATCATAAGGACTGCAATGCCAAACAAATACTACGGAAGATCAATTTCGAATATTTCGCGTGATAATGGCGCTGTAGAACGTAGCGAGCGTGAACCATCATGGTTTGGAGATTTTCTATCTAATCTTGAGAAGAACAGCGTTAAGTCTAAGCGTGATTCCTCGATGGTAGAACAGATTAACAACATTCTTGGCAATAAATCCAAATATTCCAATGTTGAAGAGGCCATTCTAGATATGCAAAAGAGAACAGGTCTTTTCGATTTTTTACAGAGTAAGAGGGCCTCTGATGAATCTGAACAAGAACCAGAGATTTTTCAAAAGATACCGGCCATGAAAACCTACATCGATAACTTTGTGGATCAGCATCCGGGAGCCAATGAAGAGGCGGTTGCACTTGCTTTGCTTGAATACCAGCCCGTTAGATCACAGCTTCCAGAAAGTCACGATGTTTCTAGAGAAGTCAAAGAATATATCAGCAAAAAAATTGCTGAAAGAAAGAGTCGCATCTCTAGAAAAGATGAAGACAGTATGCAGTTAGGTAAGATCGACTTACACGTGGATGACAATACTACAGAGGACAACGATCCGTTCTCAGGCTGCATGCCAAATACAGACAGCCTTAAGTAATTCGTATGCCAGCCCAATCTACAGATTTCATTTTCGATAAGATAAAAGCTCAGCTACTCAACATAGACCCAGTTTTCTTCTGTGAAAAGTATCTAAAATTAGATGGTAGACCATTCAGATTAAATGGCAACGGGTATAAACCTTTTGCAGATATTTATAGATACATTGGAATCAAAGCACTTG